TGAGCGCCGACGAGGTGATCGAATAAGGGAAATCTCGCACCGCAAAACAATTGGACTGCCGATGTCAGCTCGGGGTGTGCGCCGTGGAAAGGCGTTTTTTAGAACTCGGGCGAACTCACGCGACTATTCAATCACAGTGAAATCAGGTACTTAGAACTCGGACGAACTCGGACGAACTCCGACGCTCACCGTTTATCTTTGACCATCCTCGATTTGACGTGATAGGAGAGGACATGGCTGGGACCGTTCGATTTACGCAACTCGAAACGCGGACTGCGCGGATGCGGCTCCGGCCGGGGCGAGCCTACTGGCGCTCCCTCGTGACCGGCCAGCTCACGCTGGGCTACTCCCGACGCCGCTCCGGCTCGCCCGGCCGATGGATCGCGCGAACCTATCTCGGGGGCGAGCGCTATTCGCAATCGACCCTCGGGCTGGCGGACGACTATTCCGACGCGGACGGTTCCGCGGTCCTCACTTTCGAGGAAGCCACCGGCGCGGCGCGGGCGAGCTACAAGGCTAACAATCGCGACGCGATCGTCAGCGTGGTCACCGTCGCCGACGCGCTCCGGGAGTACATTGATTGGTTGAAGGTTCATCGGGCGACCGGCCTCGATGCGGAACGGCGGGCCAACAAAATGATCTTGCCCGAACTGGGCCGGATTAGGTTGTCCGACCTCACCACTGCTCGTCTCGACCGCTGGCGAAACGATTACATGGCGAAGCCTCCGGTCCCAGCGACCCCCGACGAAATGCGGGCGCGGCGGGCGACTATCAATCGCGTGTGGACCACTCTCCGTGCGGCGCTGACGAAGGCGTTCCGCGATGAGCACGTGTCCGATGATAGGGCTTGGCGTCGCATCAAGCCGTTCGAAAACGTCGGGGCACGGCGAGAGGGCTTTTTGTCCATCGAGGAATGCCGCCGGCTGATCAACTCTGCGGACCCTCGGTTTCGGCCGCTGGTCCATGGAGCTTTAATGACCGGAGCGCGGTACGGCGAATTGATCGCGCTACGTGTGCGCGATTTCTCCCGCGGCAAGATCCACGTCGCCCGCTCGAAATCAGGGAAGGCGAGGGATGTTGTCCTCAGTGAGGAAGGTGTCGAATTCTTCGACGCCTTTACTGCCGGACGCTCTCCCGACGATCCCATGTTCGGGGTGTGGTCGAGGTCGGCGCAAGCGCGGCCGATGCGTGAGGCTTGCATCCGGGCCAGCATCGAGCCTGTTGGTTTCCACCAATTGCGCCATACCTGGGCCTCGCACGCGGTCATGAACGGAATGCCACTGATGGTGGTCGCCAGAAACTTGGGCCATACTAGTACTGCGATGGTCGAGAAACATTATGGGCATTTGCACGATAGCTATATTGATGAAGAGGTCCGGCGGGCCGCGCCGCAGTTTGGTATCGAAGCTCCGCATAGCAATTTGAAAAGAATACGTTGAAAGAAAGAAAAGGCGGAAAGGCAGATCATCTTGTAACCCTTTGAAAAACCTTTGGATTTTTTTTTGCTTTACGGCTACAAAAAACGCCCTATAGTTTCTCTCAGAACGAGCCGCTACCCCGTCAGACGTCATGAAGCTGCGAATTGCAGTGGAGCGCAGGGGACAAAGAGGACGGCAGCACAATTCCCGGGGCTTCCGCGACACGAGCATGGTACGTCGCGGTTAAAAATGCTTGCGGGCTCCCAAACAAAGCGAGCGAGCTGACCGCGCATGCGCGCGGTTCCCGCGCTCCGTATTTTGGAGAGTGTGCTGCCATGGCCACCAAGAAGGAAATTGACGCAGGGTATGCGACGGTCGAGAAACACTCTTTTAGCATTTTCGAATGGTGCCACCGCCGTGGTTTCAGCCGGACCTACTACTATGAGCTACAAAAGAAGGGCAAAGGTCCGCGCGTAACGATGGTCGCCAATCGACCCCGCATCGACTTAGAGGCGGACCGCGACTGGCTACGGGACCAAGAAGCCGAAGCGGCGAGCGATACCGAAAGCCGCGCCCGCCGGGTCGCCCAGGCGAAAAAGGCCGCCGCTGCTCGCAAGATTGCGCAACAAGAAAAACGCCCCAGTGGACCTAGCAAGTAAAGGGGGGCTCCCATGAGCGGTCCGACCCCCCGAGAACGGGACGAAGAAAGCTCGCGCGACGGCGAGCGTTTCACTGACTATGCCCTGTGCAATGGTTATTATGTCCGCACAGAGTATGACTATAAGCTCCCGGATGGGACGCTGCTATACCAAACCTGCCGGTACGATCCTGCCGCGGGAAAGACAGCAAACAAGAAGTTCCTGCGGCGCAGGCCGGACCCCAATTACAAGGAGGAGTTTCCACATCTTGCTAGAGAAAACGATAAATGGTTATTTGGCACCGGAGATCGCCTCGCCATCTACAATTGGCCGGCCATCGTAAAAGCTGATCCAAAGCTTCCCGTTTTCGTCACAGAAGGCGAAAAGAACGCTGAGGACCTAATCAAGCTCAGCCATCTAGCGACCACCGTAGCTAGCCACAAATGGACCCTGGAGTGTGCCGGGGCGTTGGCCGGCCGAGAGTTGTTCATTTTGGAGGATAACGACGAAAGTGGCCGCAAGAATGCGGTCCAAGCTTACAAGGAACTGTCGAAGGTCGCTGGGAGCGTTCGCATAGTAACCGCGGCCCATTTGTGGAAGTTTCTTACGGCGACACCGGACCCTCCCCCGCCTCGGAAGCCAGGCATGGACCCAGTTCGGCCTGTGGACCCCAACAATCCCCCTTCCGGGTCCGATATCAGCGATTGGCTCGCATGTAAGGGCGATCCTAAGCAACTGGTCAAGATATGTCGCAAGGTCCCAGCGGAAGGCGTAATCAATTTCGCTTCGCATAGTTTTCCGGATGAAAAAAGCCTTCCGCCGTATGAGTGGCTTTATGGGCGACATCTCCTGCGGGGAGAGGTCTCGATGACTTGCGCCTCAGGAGGAACGGGCAAGAGTGCTCTATCAATAGTCGAAGCTCTCGCCCAAGCGAGCGGTAGAGACTTGCTCGGAATTAACGTGCCTAAGCCTATCCGAGTGGGTGTGATAAATCTGGAAGATGATAGCAATACCATGAACAAGCGGGTCGCTGCGGCAATGAAGTATTATAAGCTTAAGCCGAGCGATATAGGCGGACGGCTGTTCATGTTAGGTAAGGAGGAGGTCGTTGTGAGGATCGCAAAGTCGGAACACTTTGCGGTGCAAATTGTCGAGCCTCAGGTTCAAGGTCTCATTAACATAATCCGTGAACGTAAAATTGATATCATTAGTATTGACCTCTTTGTATTGACCCATGGTGTAAACGAGAACGACAACAGCGCTATTCGCGATGTGGTTAAGGCTTATGACCGTGTGGCGTTCGAAGCTCAGTGTTCGGTTCATCTTTGGCATCACAATCGCAAGGCTAATGGCGCGGAGACATCGACTGATTCAGTGCGAGGAGCTTCATCGTTCGTTGATGCCTGCCGGTCAGTACGAATGTTGGAAAGGATGTCTGCTGAGGAGGCGCTCAAACATGATATTAAGCTACCCAATGAGCATTTCCGGGAGTTTTCAGGTAAGCGTAACTTTGCGCCGCCGGAGGGCGAAGGGTTTTGGTACAAGACCGAAAGTGTTGAGCTCGATAATGGTGGTCCTTTGTTCGGGGATGAGATTGTTGTTGTGACCCCATGGATACATCCGAACAAGAATGCCGCGAATGATCTGTCGCCTGGGACTATCAATATGATTAAGGCCGCTGTGACCGAGGGGCAGTGGCGCGATAGTATCCAAGCCGCAATGTGGGTGGGTAGGGCAATAGCTCCAATCATCGAGAATGATAATAAGGCTGTCCTCAAAACCATCATAGATCGGCTTATGCGGAGCGGCGATCTCAAGCGCGTAAGAGGGAAGGACAAGAATAGTGACGACAGGTGGTTTGTTGTCGTCGGCGAGGGAGCCAGAAACGCGGAGGCGACCGCGCCAACCCCCAAGCCGAATGGGCACGACACAGGGGAGCGCGCTAACTCCGACGAACTATCCCGCACCTCGGAAGGCGCGGGGCGATCTAAGGGGACGGAACTGTGAGTAAACCATTGAAAGATAAGACTTCCCGCACCTTTACAAGGTGCGGGAGCCAAGGTGCGGGAGGTAGATACGAGACGGCTTCCCGCACCACCCCCTTTTCCCCCTTTAGGGGGAAAGGGGTGCGGGAGGGCGTTCTCTGCGGGGTTTTCCAGTGCGGACCCTCGGGTCCTTCCGCCGCTCGGGAACCGCGGGGCGCGCCGCCCCCAAAATTTTACGCGATTGTAGGAAAATAGTCCGAGGATACCCATGCCGAAGCCGCGCCGCCCGAGTGCCCCGCCCCGCCCCGGGAACAGCCCGCCGGCGCGTGGGATCGACCTCCCCCTAGGAGAGCTACCCCCCGTCAATGGCCGCACTCTAGCGGGCTGGCTAGGGGTTTCCCCAATGGGGGTTACGAAGCTCGCCAACGCCGACGCCTTCGTCCGCGCGGGTCCCGGCCTTTTCGACTTGAAGGCTTCGGTCACGAAGTACATCGGCCGGCTTCGCCTCGCCCGCCCGAAAGGCGCGGCGCGCAATTTGAGCGCTTCGGCGATGGCCGAGCGCGCCCGGCTCGCGAAGGTCCAGGCCGACAAATTCGAAATCGCCAACAAGATGAAACTCAGCCTTTTGGTCGAGGCTTCGGCGGTCGAAACCGAGTGGTCGGGCGTCTTGCGAACCGTCCGGGCGAGCATGCTCACTGTTCCCTCCCGCGTCGCCGCTCGCCTCCCCCATCTCACTCCCCACGACGTTAGGGAGATCGATGCCGAGGTCCGCGCAGTACTTACCGAGGTAGGAAACAATGGTCGAGATCGCTGATATTCGTCGCCGCGCTTTCGCAGCCCTTATCCCGCCGCCGCGGCTCCACCTAAGCGAATGGATCGAAGCCAACATCCGCCTTCCCGAAGGCGTTAGCGCGCTCCCCGGTCCGGTAAGGCTGTGGCCATATCAACTCGAAATCGCCGACGCCATTTCGGACCCGACCATCGAGCGGGTTACTCTCGTTAAGCCGGCGCGGCTCGGGTTTACCACGCTGCTTACCTCCGCCATCGGCTCTTATGCCGTCAACGAACCCGCGCCCATTCTCGCAGTTCTACCGACCGAGAGCGATTGCCGCGACTATATGGTTTCGGACGTGGAGCCTATATTCGAGGCGTCGCCCATTCTCGCCGGCCTATTATTGGTGGACCTCGACGATGGGGTTTCCCGAAATACCCTAATGCATCGCCGGTTCCCCGGCGGCTCGCTTAAGATCGTGGCTGCGAAAGCTCCGAGAAACTTGCGCCGTCATACGGCCCGCATCCTCGTCGTGGACGAAGCCGACGCCATGGAAACCGGAGCGGAAGGCAACCCGCTTCGGCTCGCCGAACGTCGCACGCTGAGCTTCCCTAATCGCAAGATCATAATCGGATCCACTCCGATCTTCGAAGACACGTCGCCCGTTATCCGCGCGTTCGACGCTTCGGACGGCCGAGTGTTCGAGGTCCCTTGCCCTACCTGCGGAGCGTTCACCGAGATTTTGTGGTCCCATATCGAGTGGGAGCCGGATCGCCCCGACACCGCCGCGTATCGGTGTCCGTCTTGTAAGGCTCTCGTGCCGGAGCGCTACAAGCCGTCGATGGTGGCCCGCGGACGGTGGCGGGTAACGCGACGGGATGTGATCGGGCACGCCGGCTTCCGTATCAATGCGCTGGTCTCGCTACTCGCGAACGCATCTTGGGGGAAGCTCGCCGCGGAATTTCTCGCCGCGAAGGACGATCCCGCGGAATTGCAGGTTTTCGTCAATACCGTCTTGGCGCAAGGATGGGCCGAAGCCGGCGCGGATATCGACAAAATCTCGCTCGCGTCCCGCGCCGAACCTTTCGGCCTCGACCAAATTCCGGCCGAGGTCCTAGTTATCACTGCGGGAGCGGACGTACAGGATGACCGGCTAGAGATAACCATTGCCGGTTGGACCCGCACTAACGAATGCCTCGTGCTCGGGCATATCGTCGTTTGGGGGACGCCGGACGACGATACCACTTGGATCGAGCTAGACGAATTGCTGCGCACGAAATGGGCGCACCCTCTCGGGGGACGCATCGGTATCGACGCGACCGCGGTCGATAGTGGCGACGGGGAGTGGACCGACCGGGTGTATTCGTTCGCCTTCCCGCGCGCCGCTCGCCGCGTCATGGCGGTAAAGGGAGCGAGCGGTACGCGGCCCTCGATAGTGGTTAGCTCGGGGAAGGTGAAAGGCGGAAGGCTGTGGATCGTAGGAACTGATACGATTAAAACCACGTTGTTTTCCCGGCTCTCCCGCGGCGCGTCCATCCGGTTTTCGAAATCTCTCGAACCAGCATGCTATGAGCAACTTTCGAGCGAGCGGCGCATCGTGCGCTACGCTCGTGGCCGGCCGATCCGGAGGTTCGAACGCATCCCCGGCCGGCGGGCGGAAGCTCTCGATTGCCTCGTGTACGCGACTGCGGCGCGGTCCGCGGCTCCGATCCAGCTCGACCAGCGGGCTGACAATCTTCGCCACGAAGCCGCGCCGTCCGCGAAGCCGAGCGTCATTCGCTCAGAGTGGATGCGGCGTTAGGCTGTCGTCACATTTCACAGCAGAGAACTGCCAACTGTTGCACCCTTTCCAATTTGGCTTTTAATTGATCCATGGTGTCGGCCGCATCAATAGCCGCCACCTCCCTCACCCTTGTCAATCTATGTTCCATTTCCATCCTTTCACTTAAAAGCGGTAGGTATTCTTGGTTCAATCGGCCAAATTCCTTCAGCAGTTGGCCGCATAGTGTTTCGAACCTTCTATATCGCTTTGTTCCAGTTTCAGGATTGTATTCGTCTTCGTCTTCGTCGTTCATGGTCTATTTCCTTCAAGTTTGAACAATACCCACATGCGGGCATCACCATCCGTTTGTCAATTAACTTTGGGAGTGCCGCACTCGGACGAACTAACACGAACTCACAAACCAGGATTTGGCGCTGGCCGTTACGCCTATAACTATTAGGGTCGAACACCAACTAAACCGATGGGGCCGCACCGCCATGATCAATGTCGAAACGAAACAATTCAGCCCCGGTCAGATCATCGCTACCTGCGGCATTAATCCGGTGACGTTCCGGGTCTTAAAATGTACCAAGGGGCTGTTTCCATTGGTTCATGGCAGGAAAGATTGCTACAGCATTGTGGACGCTGGTGTAGCCACAGTTATCGGTAAACTGATGCGCGCCAACTGTGGCGGCCAGGATGCCATCGATTTTGCGCAAAAGTTCATTCCTTATCACTTTTCCCACGTCGCCAAATTTCGATTGAACTACGGCTTCTGCACCGGGCTTCGGCTGATAATGAACGATACCAGCAAACCTGGCGTTGAAGTTGCCCTCGACCTCGATGCGATCATGGACGATGTCATCGCCGGCCTACAATTGGAGGAACGGGTATTCGCTGAGCCTCCGTCCGCTTCATCAATGCAAACAATTTTACACCGCGCTGACAAATATGTCGGCTCGCAATCGTTCTATAAACGCAGGGAACGGGCAGACAAGTTGAAAAACGCTTCGCCCGAAGAACATTCCATCGCCATTGGTATCCCGCTGTGGCTCTTGAACCTGCTCAAATCTTGCGAGAACGCGAGAAAGCGGGCGCAGGCGGCCGAGCAGTTGGGGCTGACGGCCGAGCATCTTATGCCAATGGCCGAGAAACTGCGCTCTGAGGCGACGCTCCAATGAGATTGATCACACGCATCGTGAAGCTAGCTAAGCGCGCGTTCGACGCCGCGGGCGGCTCCGGACGGTGGCCCGGAGAGGCTATGACGTGGGCTCGCACGCGCCAGGAGCTAGCGGCGCGCCCGATCCTAGCGATGCGCGCCAACTATCTCGTCAACAACTCCCCCACCGCGCGCTCCATCGAGGAACAATGGTGCGACAATCTTATTGGCGACGGCCCTTCGGCGCGCTCCGGTCACCCGAACGAGACGGTAAAAGCCGCGCTCCATGGCGCTTGGGGGCGGTTCTACAACGAGGCCGATATCGAGGGCGCCGACCTCGCAGAATTCCTTCGGCGCACAGTGCGCTCCGTCGTCACGACGGGCGACGCTTTCATCCGCCTTATCACCACGAGCGATGGCACCTTGCGCCTCCAACTATTGTCCTCGGAGCAAATCGACCCGACCAAGAACGAGGAACTGAGCGACGGCGGGCGCATCATCTCGGGTGTCGAGGTCGGACCGTTCGGCGAGCGGCGCGCCTATTGGGTCCGGCCGCAGGCTCCGGATTTTTGGCTCACGATGATCGGCCCGCCGGTCCGTATCGACGCGGCCGAGATATGCCACGTGTACGAGCCGCGTCATCCCGGTCAGGTCCGGGGTATCTCGTGGCTCACTCCCGTCGCCACGAGGCTGCTGGAGCTAGACCGGCTCGAAGATAGCCTACTAGCACGGATGCGCGTCGCGGCTTTGTTCGCCGGCTTTATCTGCGATCCCGATGGGACGTTCGCGGGCGAGGGGAAGCGCGACCCCGCCGAGCTATCCATGGAGCCGGGCACTCTCCGGCTATTGCCGACCGGGGCGACCGTCAGCTTTCCGGACGTTCCCGGTATCGAAGGCGCGCCGGAACTACTCAAGCACATGCTCCGGTCCATCGCCGCCGGCTCCGGCATCCCGTTCGAGTTGTTGGGCTCCGACCTATCGGACGTGAACTATTCGAGCGCAAAACTCGGATTGGAAGCGTTCCGCCGGCGCGTCAAATCTATTCAATCTAGTATGATCGCCTCCCGTCTACTTATGCCCGTTTGGCGGCGGCTTATCGCGCTGGAGATAGTCGCCGGCCGGCTCCGCGCTCCCCGGTTCGTGGCCGAGCCGGATAGCTACTACTCAGTGTCATTCCTCTGGCCGCAATGGGCGAGCCTCGACCCGCTCAAGGAAGCCGAAGCCGACCAAATCCTATTGGCGAATGCGATCAAATCCCGACAACAAATCGTCGCGGAACGCGGGCGCGATTATGCCGACGTGGAAGCCGAGAACGCAGCCGACCCGCGCCCCCTGCCGAATATCCGGCCGATTGCGGCCGCTCAACCAGGAAGGGCCTGGAAATATGAACATCCAATTTCGACGTGAACGCGACCATAACAATCCCTTGGAACGGCGCGACGCCGCGCCGCGGCCCGGCAGTTTCAATCGCGCCGCGCTTACGGTCGAAGCGGTCATCGCGACGAACGCTGACGTCCGTCGCCGCGACGCGCGAGGCGAATTCATCGAACGTCTAGACGTGAACGGCGCGGACCTCAGCGCCTTGCGCGGCGCGTCGGTCCTCGATAGTCACGAGCGCGCGGGTATCGGTAGTGTTATCGGGACCATTGATGAAGCGAGAGTGGACGGCAACGAGATCGTCGCCCGCATCCGGTTCTCCGCTCGCGCCGAGGTCGCCCCTATCGTGGACGATGTTGAGGCTGGCATCCTCCGCTCGGTCAGCGTCGGCTACGAGGTCGCGGAGTGGCGCGACGGGACCGACCCTTCCACGGGACTGCGGACGCGCACGGCAACAAAGTGGACGCCGCGCGAGGTATCTTTCGTGGCCATCCCCGCCGACCCCAATGCGCGGACGCGGCTCGCCGATCCGACCGGCCGCGTAGCGATTAATCGCGAGATCAGAGTGCTAGGCGCTCGCGCCGGCATGGCGGTAGCCTCGATAGACGATCTAATCGACCGCGGCGTGACCCTCGAAGCAGCCAACACTGCGATCCTCGCCGACATGATGGCCCGGTCCGCGGTCCATATCCGGTCCTCCAACAATAACAACGCGACCCTCGACAATCCCGAGGTCCGGGTAAGGGCGATGAGCGAAGCGCTCTACACCCGCATCGCTCCGAATTTCCGCGCCAGCGCCGAAGCGCGGCAATTCATGGGACTGACTATTCCGGAAATGGCGCGAGAATGCCTGCGTCGTGCAGGGCACACGATACAGAGTTTAGGCGCCGCGGAGATCATCACCCGCGCTCTCCATACCACGTCCGATTTCGCACTCGTGTTGGGCGACGTTCTCCACAAGTCGCTGCGCGACGCCTACACCGTCGCCCCGTCCGGCATCCGCCGTCTCGCCCGCGAAACCACCGCGGTGGATTTCCGAAAGAAATCCCGCATCATGCTCGATAGCTCCGGGCTGACCCTCGAAAAGGTCAACGAGCACGGCGAATTCCGTTCGACCACAATGACCGAAGCCGCCGAGAGCTACCGCGTCGATACCTTCGGCCGCATCTTCGGTATTTCGCGCCAAGCTCTCGTGAACGACGATCTAGGCGCGTTCGCGGACGTGACGCGGCGGCTCGGGCTGGCGGCGGCTTCGTTCGAAGCGCAATTCCTTGTGGACCTTCTCACGGTGCAATCTGGCGTCGGTCCCGATATGGCGGACGACGCGCCGCTGTTCGACGCTTCTCATGGGAACAAGTCTGTGGCGGGCGCGGCCCCCTCCGAAACGACGCTCAACGATGCGCGGCTCGCGATGCGGAAGCAGACTGGACCCTCCGGCGGGTTGATCGTCGTCGAACCGGCTTATGTCGTGGTGCCGCCCGAATTGGAGACGGCGACCGAAAAACTGCTGACCTCTATTCAGCCGGTAGTAATCGATAACGTCAATGTCTTCTCGCGCCTCAAGCTGATCGTGGAGCCGCGGTTTAAGGACGCCTTCCGCTGGTACGTCGTCGCCGATCCCGCGTCGGTGGACGGCCTCGAATACGCCTATCTCGCCGGCTCGCCGGGTCCGCAAACCTTTACCCGTCTCGGCTTCGAAATCGACGGCGTGGAAACTAAGGTCCGGCTCGACTATGGCGGAGGTTTCGTGGACTGGCGCGGATGGTATACCAATGCGGGGCATTAAATGGCCGATATCGCCAAACTGAAGTCGCAATTAGAAACGCTGCGTTCCGCGCGGGCGACCGGCGCCTATCGCGTTCGGTTCGGCGACCGTGAGGTTTTCTATCGCACTGATGAGGAGCTACGCGCGCAAATCGCTGCGCTCGAAAACTACATCGCTACTCTGGAAGGTTCTCGATCTCCGCACTCGGTCGTGGTGCGAGCTACGAAAGGCTGGTGAAGTCATGCGAAATTACATTCAAGCAGGTGAAGTCGTATCGCTCCCGGCGCCGAGCGGAGGCGTTAAGTCGGGCGACGGCGTTTTGGTCGGCTCGCTATTCGGCGTGGCCGCGACCGACGCGGCCGCGGGTGATAGTGTCGAAGTCGCGTTGGAGGGCGTGTACGAGCTACCCAAGGCGGCCGGCGCCATCGATCCGGGCGCGAAGGTCTATTGGGTCGCGGCCGATAAAAACGTGTCCACCGCGGACGGCTCAGGGTCGAACAAGCTGATCGGCGCGGCCACCGCCGCGGCTGGCGGGGCGGACGCGAAAGCGCGGGTGCGGCTAAACGGCGTCGCGATTACGTGACCAATGTCCGCACCCGGACGAAGCAGACATACGAGCGCTGATCTGGTAGGCGGCTTTTGCGCAGGTTTTCGGACGCCGGCACCCACGATGCTAACCACGCGCTCCGGCGGCCGGCGTCCGAAAAGCGCCAAGGCACGAAATCGCGG